CTTCTCCTCGGGCTTCTCCTCGGGCTTCTCCTCGGGCTTCTCCTCGGGCTTCTCCTCGGGCTTCTCCTCGGGCTTCTCCTCGGGCTTCTCCTCGGGCTTCTCCTCGGGCTTCTCCTCACTCGCCGAGTTGAGGATGGACTGAACTGCGTCCATGGCTTTGGAGTACTCCCCGAGCTTGGCGTTCAGATCGGTTTGTCTCTTGTTCAGCTCTTCGAGTTCGGCTTTGACGGACTCGATCTGCTTGCTGAGGACCTGAGCCTGACGCTTCTTGATCTCCACGTCTTTGTCCGACGTCTCCTTGCCATAACGAGACATGAATTTCTCCAGTCGGTCGTTCAGGTCTTCGGGAACTCGGGTGAAGTACGAGAGCGCATCCTTGTTGAATGCGATGTGGTACAGGCAGAGATCCTCCGAGATGTTCCTCGGGGTGAGGATCTTGCTGAACTCTTTGTTGATCGGGTCGTGGAGCAGAGTACCTGCTCGGAGTTCGTAATCGGGGTGTGCTACGTTTTTCATTTGTTGTTCTGTTATTCGTCTTAATGCTAGGTCGGCTTCGATCAGGCAGAAGCCGCATCGGGAAACTGACCTATTCAAAAAATACCTAGAAAGTTCATCTATTTCTCGATGGAGAGCGGGGCTCTTCCCCAATTCCAATGTATGGGCCCGATAGGCTTCGCCTCTCAGGGACCCATACTTGGATTGGTAAGCTCTCAGTCTTTCGAGCATGTCAGCCATAGCCGTTACGGTTTAGACGTTGCGGTCAGAAGACCGTCGACCATGAGGTCAGTGGTGGCTTCGTCCGTGCTAAAGAGACTCATCGGGAGCGAGCCTTCCTGAGCGATGGTGCCGTTGGCCAGGGTTACCTGGTATGCGACGCCGTCGGTCATCTCGGTTGTAACCGTGATTTCGGTGAGCTCCAGACCCGAGTCCCAACCATACACCTCATACTTGGTGTCTCCGCTGTCGCCGGTATCGTTGTTCTCGACGATAGCGATGACGCGGGCATTGGTCAGACCATTCACGAACTTCTTGGCTGCTTCCGACTTCTTGAAGATCCGGACAACCACGTTGTGCTGGTGAGTCTTGAGGTACGTGCCAGCATTGATGGTGTCCGAGCCTACAGTTGCGTTGGGCAGCGAGTCGACTTCATAACCAGTGGCACCGGCCTTGAGGATGAGTGAAGTTATAACATTGTCAGTTACAGCGGATTTCGACTTGTCGACGTCCGAGTAGCTGAGGAGAATCACCCTGGCGGTGGTGCCGGCAATTGCCGGCTTACCACACGCCTGGTTGATGAATCCTGTTTTGATTTTAGAACAATCAAGTCCTGCCATTTTTTTAGATTTTTGAGAGTTAGATACCTACCGAGAACATGTCCGGGTTGGTGAGCTTGGCATCTGCCCGGCCCATCAGTTCTACGTATACCATGCGGTCCTTGTACTCGTACCAGATCCGCATCTTCTCGAAGCTGTCGATTGCATCAACACCTACGCCGAGAACGCTCTTCGAGGTGAAGAGGATTCGATGGGGGTTGTTGAGCTTCGTGCCAGTGTCTTCCGATGTAGCGATGATCTTATCCCAGATGGGCATTGCGATGACCGGAATGCCATTGAAGCTGAGAGCCTCCATGCCATTCAGCAGAGCCAAGCGAGCCGACTCGAGACAGCAAGCGTCCATGAGAGACTGCTGATAGGCATCGTAGACCGACTGGGTAACGAGAATAAACTTGTCAGACTGCTGACGGAGCAGAAGCGGGGCACTAAACACGACCGACTGGATGTATTCCTTTGCCTTGGCCGGAGTAAGCTTCTGAGCTGCATAAGATGCCCCAGCATTTTCCGTAATGGTGGCCCCGCGCTGGGACGGATCGGCTGTAACCTGGGTGGTAATCTGTTTCCAGAAACCATTGATGATGGTGAAAAATTTCAGGTCGACACCATCCGTAATGATGCCGCTGTCTGCAACGTTCTTGGCGTCCTTGTCGTTGAACCAGAACAGGCGATACCAGAAGTCCATGATCGAACGTTCCAGAACCTCGATAACGATGTTCATGTAGTCCGTGTCCGTGAAGTCCGGAATGTCAACGCCGGTGCGGAGAGAGTAAATAGTTGCCGACTGCTGAAGGTCGGTGTAGCACTGGGCCAGAAGGATCTCCCAGACGCCCGGTTCCCATTTCAGCTTGCGGGTGTTGACGTTCCAAGGCTGGGGAGTCGGGTTACACCCGGTGTTGGCCACGCCGACCATGCCACCTTCACCAATGTAACCTACTTCGGTGTTCGTGACGATGTCGGGGAAGACTGTGTGAATGGAGTTGATGTCAGGACCCTGAATGGTGTCCTCCATAATCATCTCCGAGATTGCCTGAATGACACGTCCACAAAAAGTGAACTTGTCCATGTCAAGAAATCCGCTATTTTTAGTTGCCATAGTTCTTAAAGTTTTTGAGTTTGACTACTTGAGAATCTTTTTGGCAGCGTTGACCTTCTGGAGCTTTTCGCGAGCTTCGTTCTTGAGGTCAGCTGCCGAGGGATCGACCTTCTTGGACCCGGGCAGAACCGTCTTGCGATTCTTCGGTCGGTAGTTACTGCCGCGGAGGCTGCGGAGTTCGTTCTCCTGCTCCTCGATGAGGTTCGTTGCCTCGTCGAGCATCGCCTCCAGTGCTGCAACGCGGTCCTCGAGAGACTCGGTGTCCTCCATCTCGATGCTGGTGACGATGTTGTCCTCGACAGTAACCACCCGGCCGTCTTCCAGAACGACAGTGCCCGACGTCTCGCCGTTGGCGAGAGTTGCCTCTACACCTTCTGCCAGATTGTCCTCTTCACCTACGGTCTGGAGAACGACCTGACCCTCAGCATCCAGATAGTCGAAGTTGGCGGGAGAGCCTTTCTTGCCATTCCGGAATGCCTTGACTTTGCTCATGAATTTTTCATAAGCGCTTTTTTCGTTTTTTGCCATAGCATTAAAAATTTGGTTTGTGTTATATGAATTGATTTTGGAAATGAATCCCAAGTCCAGAAGTGATTTGGCATCGTGGATGCGTTCCTCATGCATGACATTGCGGAGCCGTTCTCGGTCCTGACCTGTCCTCTCGACGTACACGTCGAGAATAGCCTCCTCCTCCAGAGCAAGCTCCTCGGCAATGCTACGAGCATCGTCGGAAGTGAGCCAATCCCCGACCGGCATGTACACTCTGTGGATGAGTGCCCTGCAATTCCTGTTTGCCGACCGGTTCTCTGCCGGAGCTGCCAGGAGGATGCACACTGCCATCGAGTGGCATCCCCCGACAATATTTGTATATACCGTCCTACCGCTCATGCGAAGGAGGTCGTAAATCTTGAAGCCCTCCTCAACAGAGCCACCGTCACAGTCGATGTTGATGCACACCTCCTGTTCGTCGGGGTGTTCATCAAGTACCCGGCGAAAGGTCTCCACGGAACAGATCTCCGAGGTACCGCCCCAGAGCTCCATCATGACCCGATTTTCTTCGGAGTCAATTGCTCCTTTTAAGTTGATGAATATCATGTGCCAGATTATTTCGATACAAATATAAATATTTCTGATAGTTATTTAAATACTATTCGTGCTTGCCTAATTAAAAATTAGCCCGGTCCCGAATCTGTACGTAGTTAGCATCTTCCCTCCGGATGTCTTCGATTGTAGCAATCACTCTCACCTGGCCAAATGCTTTCTGAATTGCCCTCTCCATGTCAAGCCGATTCATAGGTTCCGACGCCTCGGCGAATGATCGGATAGCATATCCCCCGTCCGATCCAACTTTAGTGAAGGGGACCCCGCCACCAAGTTCGTTTATGGCTGACAGAAGAGGCAGGAACATGCGGCTCGACTTCTTGTTAATAATGGTCTCGCCTCCTTCCGCCTCAATGTGCACTCCTCCAGCGGCATGACTGGGTCCCTCAATGTATTTACCTCTTGCGGCTTTCGGCAGAGGAGCTGCCCAAAGAGCTGCCATCTGAACTGCTCCCAAAGCCGCAGCTGCTGCAATGAACGGGATAGCCAAAGGGAATCCCATTTTAGCCGATGCCATGATGGAGATGGCAGTATTGATGCCAATCTCGAAGGATCCCATTGCCCTCTCCCGGATAGCTTGCTCCCGTTTGATTTTGGCCAGTTCTTTCTCCTTCTGCTTCTCCATCTTGATTTTCTTCTCATTATACTGGGCCTCTGTGATTTGGCCATTGGCGTACATACTCGCCAATGCCTGTTCCTCCCGGCTGTATTGGTCTTCCACCTCCTGGACCCGGCGCTCCCCGAGAGCACTGGCCAAGTCGTTGAAAGCATTAGCAAGGCCGGATGCCATTTCGGCATACTCCTGGAGTTTTGCAATTCGTTCCTCCCATATAGACTCTTCGTTCTCAGCCATCTCGAGCTGGATCTGAGCAATGGCATCCTCGTTCCCTTGAGCTGCTGCCAATTCAGCCTCCAGGTACCTCTTCCGGATCTCGTACTTGGACTTGTTATTCAACTCGGCTTGAGCGAGTTCCTTGTCGAGGTCCATTTGCTGGAGACGGAGATTGTTGGCTCGTAGCTGGGCCTCCTGCTCATAGGTTTTCTCCCCGGCAGCTTTCCTGGCTTCGATTTGTTTCCCGAGCATCTCATTCTCGAGCTCCAGCTTCTTCCTCTCGTTGTCTGCTGCCTTTGAGAGGTCCTCGGCATACTGTTCGTCGAGAGCTTGGTTGAATTGGTCAAGTTGCTGTTTGGTGGCGGCCTCTCGGATCTTTTTGATTTCCCCCTGGAGGTTCTGCTGAATCTGTTTCTCGAGTTCGGCTCTATTGACCAGGAACTGCTCATAAGCCGCATACTCTTTCTGGTACTCCTCGTCACTCATACCTCTCACGAACTGGGGAGGCTGAATGTCGGCCAGTTCCTTCATGGCGTCCTGGTACTTCTGAGTCACCTGGGCAATCTGCATGTCGACTGTGCCTCCGGAAGCTACAGCCAATATGTTGGCTCTCACCCCAGCAAGGTAGTCATTGAGCTGTTTGGCTTGGTTCTCGTAGAACTGCTTGTCAGACCGAGCCATAGCATCCAGAGCCGTCTGATACTCCTTGTTAGTGATTTTGCCGTGAGCTTTCTGGAGAGCGAGACGCTCCCGGGCTCCATCCTGGGCTGCCTTGTATAGCTTCCTTTCATACTCCATCCGTATGGCGAGGCTCGTGGACTGGAATGTTGTTTGGAACCTGAGATCGTCTTCCCGGATCTTCTGCATGGCTTCCGAGTTCCTCAAAGCAACTTCCAGAGCCTTATCGGCGATGGACTGCTGAGCCTCCCTGTTGGCTATTGCAATCTCGAGAGCCAAGTTAGCAATTGCGGCTCCCTCATTCTCGATTGTCCGGAACAGGTCTTGGTATCGGCCCTTCAAGTCGTCGAGGTCCTTTTTGGCTTCCTTGTATTTTTTCAGGCTTCCTGACCACGTGCTGAGTTCCTCCTCCTTGGCTGCAATTACCTTCTTCAAGGAGTCGAACTCGTCTATTGCAGCCATCTGTCTCTGACGAGCTGCGTTCATCTCAATCTCGCGGAGCTTGTTGGCCGTTTTGAGCTGAGCTTCGGCTATCTGTTCCGACGTGGCATGGTTGGCTATGAGGTTCTCTATTTCTCGTTTGCCCCGGATCTCCTCGGCTTTGGACAGAGTATTCCGTTTGGTCTCGATCTGGTCCAGTATGTATGTGGAGGCTTCGGCAGCTCGGTTGTATGCCTCCATTGCCCGAGTGGCTTTCTCCTGGGCTTCCGTATTACTGTTAAATGCGCTCGTGAGAGCAACCACTCCAGCCACCAATCCACCCACTGCCGCTGCCACCAACACAACGGGATTGGCCGCCAAAGCCGCGTTCCAAAGCCAGGTAGCAGCAGCTGCTGCTTTGGTGAGGATGTTGCCAGCTCCCTGGACAGCGTTCTTAGCAGCTATCGCTTTCGTCTCGGCGAGAGTCTGGTTGATGCCAACCAGCTGAACCAAGTTGGATGCAGCCCGATACGTGGCCTCGGTCTTGGAGAGAGCTGCTTGGAGTGAAGACAAGGAGGATAGAGCCGTGATGATGGTTACCATCTTCGTCATGGTAGCATTGAGCTCCTCGTTTTCGCTCCCCAACACCTGAGTGGCTGTAGTCCAGAGGCCCCATACAGAGGTCAATGCTGACGTTGCGCTGGTGACTGCCTGTATGGTCTCAGTTCCTTTACCAACGTTGGTGATAGCTGTGTTGACCAGATCCTCGGCCCCCTTGAGTTCGCCAGCTCTCTTAATCATCTCCTTGAACGCCTCGGAGCTTGTGTCTCCAGACTGAGCCATTCGGATGAGGGTGGCTGTCAAGTCGTTGAGCTCCTGCTTGAGGTTCTCTGTCGCCTTCTCGTAGTTACCAACTGATCGGCGGTAATCTCCGAGTGCCTCCTCCTGAGCTTTGAGCTCCTCGGTGGTCTCTGCAATGCGCTTGCCTAGCTCGGCTTTACGAGCCACGTCCTGCATTGAATTGCCCAACTCTGCAAACTCGGCATTGTCCAAAGACAACTGGGTTCGGAGTTTTGCTAAACTTGCCTCCTGTTGGTTCTGGAGCTTAATGTTGCTCTGGATTTGCTTCTGGTACTTATTCGCCTCGCTGTTGATTGCCTTGATCTGGTTGTCGAGTGCGTAGTACTCTTGAGCATTCTCCTCCGTCACTTTGCCCAGAGCCTTCTGTTGATCCCTCAGCTCCTGGGACCGGAGTTTCAATTCGGCTAACGTTTTGAGGGCATCCTCAGCGGTTACCCGGACATTGTAGATTGTACTTTTCTGCTCTTCGGCCATATTACATTCGTATTAGATCCACTTTTGTTATCTTTCCAGCTTGGAAATTGTTTATCTTCGAGACGTAGAACCAAAGCCCATGCTCCTCCAGCCATATGGGGTTGAACAGATCCAGACCTTGGATGTCGAGCGAATCCAAAAGAATCTGGGCCTGTAGGATCTTCGGTCTTTTGAGTATATTGTTGATGAGCTTGTCGTAGTACTTAGGAACGTAGTAATTCAAGTTTTTGAAATACGCCGTGTATAGCCGTACTCGGATAAGGGTGTAGCCTACACTCACCTGGGGCCACATATAGTCAGACTTATTGACATGGACGACCATCGGCTTACTGAGAGCATTGTACTCCCAAGTTGTCTCGGTCATTTCCCCGTTCTCCATCCGGCCTCTATTGACAGTCCATATAGGATAGTTAGCAATGGTGTGGACCTTGTTCGTAGTGTCCTCATCATAGAGGGTTTGGTTGAGTCCTGCCAAGAGCCCAATTTGGAACAGGAGTTTAGCGGGCTGGAGATTGACGTCCGGGATGCTGAACTTGTACGAGTCAGTAACATTGTTGTCCTTGTTGTCCTCCAGCTTTATCTCGTTGGACTGGGCATAGTTGGACAACTGGAACGTAAGTTTGGTGTCCTTCCCTTTTATCAGCTTGTCAGACCAATTCTTCCCGGACGAGCTTCGTCTGTTGTAGAACTCCTGAACCGAGTATGCTCTTGCTACTTTGGCGGCGGGATTCACGTCGATGGTTAGCCCGAACAGCTGGAAGAAAGCTTTGACTATGTCTCCCAAGCTCTTAAATCCAGTCGAGGCCAGGAGGTCATAGGTTAGCCCGGGCTGGGGCTTATCCCCCGGCGAAGTTTCCGGCACGGGAGGAGCAGTAATGCTGACCGGGAACCTCATGTCATACTGATTGGCAGAGGGATTGACTGTGGCGAGAGACCCGGACACCAGTATGTGCTCTCCTGCCTCCATCGGGATGTCGACCGAAACGTTACCAGAAGATCCCGACGACCAGGATCTGGTCAACACTATAGCACTGGTCCCGTCATTCTTGTAGTGAGTAACCTGTACAGCAACTGTTCCATTCCGAATGGCAGAAATATTGGACCATGAGAAACTGAACGTGATGGTCGTGTCCCACAAAGTCATCCAGTTGAATGTTCCGGATACGGTGCCCATCATCAAGCGTCCAGCGACCGGGTCACTGAGAGTTACTCCGGGGTATCCTTGCCATATCACTCCGACCGTAGTGCCAATCGGGGGGTCCTGGATCCAGCCAGTTCCGGATGCTTTCGGAGCATTAGGGTTGTCTGCCAAAACGGGGTAAGTGCAAGGCAAAAACATTTCGGCTCGGTCGACTGGGTCCACGTCGGTCTCAAGACTGTAACCTTCTCGGGCGAAGATCCACGTTACGAGATCATACCAGTTGAGGTGGGGGTAGAACTTGTCCAACTCTTGGACTTGCCGGATTGCCTCCATCGAGATCGGGGGCGTGTTCGGGTTCTTCTGTAGAGTTGCATACAGCCAAAAGTACAGGACTTTAACCCCCTCAGGACCGACGAGGCGTCGCTCGATCTGCCCCATTGTGTCCGTGTACCACTTGAGGAGGAACATGCCATCTCCAGGGTCTTTCGCGTCAGTGTTGTTGAGGGTGTCGAACAAGTCAGCGGTCGCTCCAATGATCTGGATCCCTATTGACTCGTCGGACACGTCTACAATGTTCAATACTGCCCCCACTGGGGATATGAGCGCTCCCTCATAGAATAGCTGGCAAGGGAACTTCATGTATGGCACATGCGAACCCGATCCAATTACAAAACTGAATTGGAATGCTTGCTCGTTATGGGTCGTCCTGGGAAGGCTGATCCGCTGGGAGTATGAGGCATTCCGGTCTTTCAGCTCCGCCAGGTTGTTGATCTGGTAATTCATCGCAGGAGCATCAAGCGGGAGGTCCAGTGACCAGACCTTACCATCAATGCCTCTCATGAGTAGCTCATAGTTCATATCACCACTGAGTTTGTTCGTCAATAAGTTGGAACTCGTAGCTAACAGTGTTCCGAGGGGCTTTGGTGTCCCAAGTCAGATCAGTATCATCTACGAGGACTCGTTGCCATGCTCCAATTTGATAGTTGTAAACCTGGACCAAAGGCGAGAGAGCAATCCCTTTGAGCAAGTTGAAGTCATTCTCATCAAGCTGTTCTGCTCCAGCTTGGACTATGTTCTTAAACTCCGGAGCTAACTCGCCTCTCGTCTCTGAGGCGTAAGGACCCCGGGCATTAGCCAATACGTATTGGTCTCCCCTGTCAACCTCCTGCGTATACTTCTTGTGTTGCTCAAACATGTACGTATCCCATCCGCCTTTTCGGTTTATCCAGCGAATGTAGAATGGGTTGCAAGGTACCTCCGTGTCTACAAATCTGATATCCCATGCTTGATCAGGAAATACCCCCTCCGCGGGTCTGAATTTTACGTAGACAGCTCCGTCGGCAAGCTCGTCATCAAATTCGTGCACAAATGGGATGTTGAGTCGGGCAGGAATGCCAAATTGAACGTCTGCCGCCCCCCCAGACCGCTTAACAATAACTTCGACCTGGATAGCGGGGTTAAGTCCCGAAACTCCTTTCGGGAACAGGGTGACGAAGTATGGGTACCCAAAGTATTTTTTTACATACAGATTCCTGTTGTTGTCAGGAGTTCTGTCAGTCAATGCCAGTCCTATATTTGACATGGAGAAGTTGGCGTTGTGTCCCCGGGGTCGTACTCCTCGGGAGGCATACCGGACATTGAAATCCTGTTCGCCAATGCCTCTGTAGGCGTATGCCGATATGAGGTTGTAGTCAATGCTAAAGTTTATGTATTTGTTAATGAACGGGTATGTTCTGGGACTACCCCGGAATCCGGCTTTAGCCAAGAAGCTGAGATCGTATTTCTTAGTCGTCCCGAATCCCGAGTCTCTGTTGATGTGGATGCTTTCGGTTAATGAGTTTGCTGCTTTCACTGAACTGGGGCTATACCCAATGTAGTTCTTCCCGTAGGTCAAAGACATGCTATTCAGTGTTACCTTCACTCCAGCTGTTGCTCCTTCCTTCCCAGCATATACGACTAATACCGTGCTGGGGTATATCACATTTTCCGTAGGAGGGATTTGGGCAAGCCATGTCATAGAAGAGCCAATAGTTAGGTCGGCTGTAACCATCTTGACCCCCCTACGGCCTTCTGCGTCTCCTTGGTATAGTGCTACCGTCAGGACAGTTGCTTTGTTTACTGTGCCATAGCCAATCCGAAGAGCATACCACTCCCCGGGTATCATCCTCCGGGGTATTATGAACTCTCTGAACCAGTACTGATCCGTGCCGGCACTGTTGTCAAGCACCTCGGATTGCTCGTTGTCAATGATGTTAAGCGAGATCATGTTGGCCTCATCGAAGTTCTGGGTCTCAATCTCGAGCCCGGATGTTGAGTCGTCTGTCTCAACTGATATTTGCGAATATGCTGAGTAGAAGGAATCGTCAGCCGGTTGATTTTTGATTGCCATATCGCGTTATATTATATATCCGTGATCCATATTGTTGTCAGGAGTGAATGACTCCTCGATGAGGACCTTCATCATCTTGTCCAAATGCTGAGACAGGTACTCCTCGAAGTTGTCCGCAGGAGTATCTACCAAGTCAACGTAAATGTGATTGCGATAAAGCTCCGAGCCTTCCCGTTTTATCTTCCATGCAGTGGCATTTCCGAATCGGACCAGGTCCTTCGGGTCCGAGAAGGTGATTCCTTTGAGCTTTGCCCACTCCATGATGATCTGTCCCAAATTGGCGGGGATCTTTCCAGGACCTCGTCCCCGGATGAGAGTGTAGAAATAGTTCGGAGCTTCGATTGTTCCCCAAACTGTTTCACCTTCCCGTCCCGTCTGGACCGTTATCTGAGCATAGGTTCTGCCCGAAGCTTCCTGCCCGGCGTCCTGTGATGCCCGGATGATCTCGTCCCGCATCTGAGTGAGTCCCTCAGCCAATATCTGTTCTACCGCCATTTGTTTCTGGGTTTGGCTTTCTGTTGAGCCTTACGCTCCAGTTCCTTGTTCAGTCGCTCCCGGAAGAGGTGGCTCTGCAAGTTGGTGAAAAGGAGGTTGTACACCTTCCCGTATTTCCACTCCAGAATCTCGTCCGGATCTTTCGAGTAGTCTTTGGCCAGTGCAGTGATGGTGGCCATCTCGCCAACCACCAGAGAGAGTTGGGCAATGCCGGCTGCCTTCTCCTCGGCACTGGGCTCGTACTTGAGCTCCGTCTGTTCTCGTTCGATCCAGTACTTAATGCCCATGAGAACCTCGTACCAGTACTCGACAATTTCTGAGGTGTTCCTCAGACTCCATTTGACCCCAAGACATTGCATTCCTTCCTTCATCTTGTCGATGTCGGTCAGCTCCTTTTCAGTGATGATCCGACCAAGCTCTATGCGTTGGCCGAACGTCATCTGACCGCCTTGTATGTCGATTCGCTGTATCATTTTATGTAGCAATGTTTGAAACTCCAGTAGGGGTCGGGGATGTCCTCGATTTCTACTGATTTGAGTATGAATCCAAAATCGGAACCCCTGGCAGGATATGTCACACTCGACATCTTCCATCCGTCCTTTTTGGTCCATGGATTGACTGCTACGGCGTCGCCGGTTTCACCAACAGTAAGTTGTACAAAAGCATCGTCTGTTTGCGTTATTGAGAGTGCCAACAATGGAAAACCAGATTCGTGGAGCAGAGCTTGGAAATATTCCGGGGGATATTCCGGCATGGGCAAGTCCTGTCGGTCAAAGAATAGAGTGTGCCCCGTCAAGTCAAACCCGGGCTTTACCACTTCGAGGAGGGGGCGCCAGATCTTGTTCTTGTACAGTTCAATGCACCAGTCCTGTTTGAAGGTGAACTCCAGCCCAACGCTTACCTCGTTGGCGTCAAACCTGGGAGACGGGTACAGTACCCGGACAGTGTTCATGATCTCCGGGTATTGCTTGACCAGCTTAGAGGTCTTGAGCAAGTAGAGGAAAGGCCGGACCATCTGCTCCTCGATTTGGCTCTTCAACTCCAGTCGTCCGACGGTGGGGGAATTCTTGCTGAACTTTGTGTCCCCCTTGTAGGCATCATTGGCCATTGGCTCAAACTTGCAGAAGTATACCTGCATGATTGTACGCTGAGTGGGGTAGCCCCGATATGGCGTATCGTAGTAGCCAGTGGTGGGCTCCTCAACATAGACGAAGTCGGACGATGTCCGATTGCCGTCAGAGTCTGTGACAAACCTCTCCATCGTGTCCACTTTGACGTTCAGCATCCGAGCCTGGTCACACTCAAAGACGGCCAGAGGGTTGACCATCTTTACCATGTTGCGGATAATAGTTATAATGTCCAGTATCATCGTTTTGCCGGGATTATGATTTTGGCGGACTTCATGCCGGACGCCTTCGGCTTTATCTCAAATATCATTCGCATGATGAGCATGTCCAGGAAGTCCGGAGATCTGCCGAGGAGCTGCTTCATGGTGTCCTTGGAAATGAGCTCTCTCTTCTGCTCAGCGGAGTTCGTGTTCTTGGACTTGAGGACCGTCATCTCCTGCTTGATCTTCTCCTGAACTTCAGGAGAGCAGATAATGTGGATCTGGCGCTTGTTGATGAGCTCCGCCAGCTTGAATGCGCACTCTGACTTGATATTGTTGTACGTCTTGGAGTCAATTGCTGATTGTCCTCCGTGAAACTCCCGGATGCCTTTCAGATAACTCTCCAAGTAGAATCCAAGTCCGTCAGCGTCTGAGACGATGCTGGACCTGGGGACTTTCAGACCGGTGGCCAATCTGGCGATCTTCTCCTCCATCTCCTTGCCTTCCGAGAAGCTTTTTGCTACTGGAATCCGGCATACCAGGCCATCCCAGGTTCCAACCACCCAACTGTCTCGTCCTTTTCCGGCAAGGTCAGTGCTGATGAACCTATCACCCGTCGGGAGTACGAACTCATTGCTGAACATGTCGCACACTGCGTCATAATCGACCAGCCAATTCGGGTCGTCGTCATACTCCCAGTTGCCAAATACCAGTCGCTCGATCTGCGACTGGGTCAGGTTCTGGAGAAGTCCTTCGATGTATCTGTCCGGGAGAGTCTTGTTGTCCTGGGGCAGAGCTTTGACGAACCGACGCCAGGGAGGCAGCTTGTTCTCCTTCCACGGCTTGTAGTAGTCCGTAAAGAGGAAGTTGTTGGACGGGTTGCAGGTTATGAGGAGCTTGGGTGCCAACTTGTAGACGTCGTTTTTCCAACGACCGATGGAAGCCTGGAGGTTGGTCTTCGCCTCGCGGGTAAACTCTCCGCCCTCCTCGATCCATCCCCGAGTCATCTGCATGGATCCGAATCTCTCGTACATGGGGTCGCTGGGGTTGTACTTGGCATCGATGAGGTAGATGCGGCTTTTGTTGTACAACTCGAAGAAGTTGTATTGGCCATTAAAGTGGTAGTAGTTCTCCGTGATGCCCCAGTGGGTAAATACCTCGTAGATGGAGGGAATAGTGTACCGGACCAGGTCGGCAGCCGTCTTACGCGCAATAAAATAAAATGTCTCTGGGTAGGTGAGGGCATCGCCGGCTATCAAGGAACACCCGAGGTAGGATTTGCCAGCACCTTTCGTGCCGGCATACAGAATGTCAGTGACAGAGTCATCAAGCCATAACCGAGCCACTTCCTTCTGCTTCTCGTTGCCTTTGGTGTCAAATTGAAGCCGGCGTCCCATTTTATTTTACCTCCATTCCGGTTATCTGTTCGAGAGTGATGCCTCCCGTCAGGTTGACATTGGTCTTGCGTCCTTGAAGCACCTGGATGAGGCTGGCAGCGTACTTGCCAACCAGTGCCCCCTCAATTTGCTGGGAATTGATGGCGTCCTCGATGGTGCCACCAATTGCAGCTGCTACCGGGTCCCCCGTGAGTTCCCCGTACTCGACAGGATTAAGTCCAGCGAACAGCCTGAATGACTCAATGGCCATCGGGCGTGAAATGTAGATGCTGCAGTCATCGCCATTCTTATTCACGTGAACATGGGAGAAATAGTTATCGCTCATGAATTTGCAATACTCAATGAATGCAAAATGAAGCTCCTCCGCATTGGTGGGCTTTACAAAATCTCCGGCTTCTCGCCTTTTCTGCCCCTCCTCCATATAGGTGAGCGGACTCATTTTATATGTACTTCTTGCCATGTCACAAATATAAGCAAACTTTATACAAATTAAAAATCTATTTCTACACAACAATCCCCGGAGCGTTTGGCCCCGGGGATCTTTAATTTATTCGCTTACGCGAATGAGGGTCACTCCGAACCACAGGAGCTTGACCGAAATGCCATTCGGCCAGATCATGCCTTCGTGGACCGTTGCTATGGATGGGGTCCAATTACAGTACTTGGTATTGACTTCCGAGTACAAAGCCCAGTTTTTCCCGAGCTGCTTAAAGTGTTTTGCTTTCATGTTTTAATCAGATTAATACGTCTATAAGGGTAAAGGTTCCCTAAGAATCACAAATAGGGGGCAAACCAGATTTAACTCCCGCGTACGCGTGTGTGTGAGCGACATCCAGTCTTTACGGGTATGCTGACTCTACTTTTTAAACTTTTGAATCCGTCTTTCCGCTTTCTCCATCTGCTTGATGGACCGGCCCAATTTCCGTTTGGGGCTGATCCACCATTGGCGGATCCCGCCAAAAATCGCGAACAGGCCAATAATGGCCAACAGATAAATTGCAATCATTTTCTATGTTCTAATTTGGTTTGTAATTTGCGGACTTCGCGCCAGTCCTCATACCGCATCCAGTCCGGACGGGACAGCAGAGTCAGTCGACCCCGTGCTATTTGCATGGCGGTCTTTTTCAATTTGCGGGTGTAGTCCAGTACCTCCCGCTCCTCTTTTGAGTAGATCCCAAGCCATCGCCGGATCACTCCAAGTTTTCCAGTTGGGGGTAACCCCAATTTCTCAGTTTTTTTCATAGTAAAAAGTATTTAACCAGGGCGGAACAATCATTGTTCCACCCCAAGTGATTGGCACTCAATTGATTAGACCCTAAAATTCGCCCCCCTGGAACAATAGGAACAATGTTTCCTATAACATTATTTAGCGTTTTCTCATTTTTTATATTGTTCATTATATGCATTATTTTTTCTATATATTCCTAATAAAGTCTTTTCCCTATTTTATTGTTCCATTGTTCCAGGGGGGTATAATTCATTGAGGGTTAATCGCTTAGGGGTGGAACAATGATTGTTCCGCATTGTTCCAATTGTTCCACCCCTAAGCTATTGATTATTAATGATTTGGGCATTTTCCACTGGAAATGTAAACAATGTGAAGAATTTTTTTGTCAACTTTTGTAATGTGGTATTTGCGTACATTTTGAACAATGCTCCTAAAACGGCGAATTCACCGACTTTTTAGAGGATTTTAGTGATTTTGGAACAATTGGAACAGTGATTTTCCCAACTTTTTAGGGGGGTCTTGCCCCCTATTCAGGTCCCCCTCCTATATTACTGATTGCTGCTGGCCCCTGCCACAGGGACCTATATTCTTGGCTTGGGGGCACAAAAAAACCCGGGCTCATCTAAGCCCGGGACGAAGTAGCTCCCTAAAATTTCCAGCTAAAGCCAATCTCATACCCCGATCGGGTCCGCTCGAAGTCCCGCACATAGGATAGGTCTACTCCGAAATTTCTGTAATATATACCTCCCCCAGCTCCGATCTGTCCGAATGAGTTAGCCGAAGCCCTAAGAAATGGGGACCATCTTGGGGGCCTCGTTTCTTTGATTTGTACTGGCGTATATTTGTATGTAAGATGCTGGAGAGTGTTGTATTGGACTGTAGCCTCCCAGTCAAATTGACCAATTTTGGGGTCCTTGAAGAATGTTCCGGCGTATTTTCTGGTCGTGTTCCAGTCCAGTATTGTACTTCTTGCGCTCTCCAGAGTGTCCACCTCCCGAAAACCCTCCCCATTTGTGATTTCTGGGGGTGTTTGGGGGACCTTCCCCCCTTGGTCCTTATAGATGTATATCAATTTGATTGGATCCCTAAAACCCTCCCATTTTGGAACCAAATCCGGGACTTTGACTTCCCCCTGAATTGGAGGTAAATCTACGTACTTTATAACAGTCTTCTCCTCGACGGTTTTACGTCCTATTATGAAGCCTATACCTACAAGAACTATTATGCTGAGTACTCTTTTTAGTAAGTCCATACCGTGTCCTGCGGGAGGGTTTTAGAAGCATCGATGTGGATGAAACCTCCGTCGATGCCTATTCTACAAATGCGCAATGCAATGGCTGCCCGGAGGATCTTCATCCGATTGGGGCCAGAGGCACACCGGATGTCCACTGCCAAACCTTGAGTGTGGGCACTGTTGCCGGACCGCCCTTTGGACTTATCATGTTCTTTTGAACGATAAGCGCAATTGAGGACCAGGGGGATGCCCGCCTTTTCACGGAGGTTATCCAGGAGATCGAGAAAGTCCTGGTCCATATCTTCGATGGAGCAAGACGGGTTGCATCGCTCGAATTCCTCGGGCTTAAAATACTTACTTGTCTTCATGGAAATCTATTTGAGTTTTCTTGCTGACTGACTTCTCCATGTATGACCGGAGAGCCCGGAATATGGGATGGTTTGAGATTATGGCTGAATTTTCCAGAAAGCTCCAAAACTCAGTCCCGACTACAAAAGCAGCGAAGAAGTTGGCAAGGTTGAGACCCCCCAAGTTCGGGAGGACACACACGTCAAGCATGTAGGCCATGCCAATACCGATGATGCTGAGTCCCAACTTCCAACACGTGTCCCACATTTTCTCGCTTTTGAACACATATTTTTGATGAGCTCGTTTGTGGCGTTTGTAGTCAGCAATATTTCCGGTTATGAAGTCGACGATAATGGCAATACAGACACAGAGGATAAGGACCTGGACCGGAGCTAAAAGCCCCCAAAACCCTACAATGCTCCCGCATATCCATTTTCCCGCTCTCATGACTTCCTCCTCCATATCTGTTAAACTTATAATTTATTACGTCCTATAATCATTTTACGAGACGGGGACTCCTTGTATTCAGTACACGGAGTCAGTAACCGCAGAGCTTTAAGGTGATTTATAGCCTTCTCAAGATAGGCTTCCCCAATATTCCGTGCTTCGTTAGAGCTACGGATGATGATGTTGTCCTCTACTCGAGTGCTGAATTCGCCATCTTTATACCTAACCCCAAAAGCAGTGGGATTGATCGGGTTGTTAACTACGAATCTGGAATATGCGATGTATGCAATGGCGATCTTGAGACCTTCGCTTCTGCCACCTTCATAATATCCGCCTTCCATGACGGCAGTGTATTGGTCTTTTGCAATGGTTACGTCCCCGTATTGGAAAGGTCCGGGGCCAGAAAAGTCTGTCTCATCGAGCCATCTGTAAAGGTTGGCCCCTATGGCATCCACCAATCGGAGGGTCTCAGCCTCCCGGATGTATGGCTCCAGTCTGGCCGGGTCGTTGATGTTCTCGGCTATCGGCCGAACATTCCGAATGTCGTTAGAGTTGAGTATCATCGGGCATAAGTTTTATAATCTCCTCGTCGTAAAGCCCATAAATGAGCTTGAGCATGTTCCTCTTCTGAACAGTGGAGAGCATCTGATCCCGGATAATCTCCAGGACCTGAGTCATGTTGTCCTTGCCGATTCGGTCTGCTATTGACTCACCGGCATTGTAGGTGAGAGACTGAATAGCAAAGTCGGGATTTTCCAAAGGAGCCCACCAGTACTCAAAGATCGATGCAAAAGTCTCCTCCAGCTGTTGACGCTCCCGGACTGTAACAGAGTTATAATACTTGTAGGCATTGGTCATGAGATCAGCCCCAAAGTTAGCCCCCACGTCAACAGCTCGGAGAATTGGGGGTTGCTTGAAGGATTGGCCAATGTTCTCCGGGATAACTCTCTGCGTTACCTCGAATGCTTTGTCGTAGTTCTCCCCGGAGAATCTTATGAACTGGGGCACCTCTTCTTTGGACTTACACTGAATGTACCACAGTTGAGAGGTGTTCTCGTCTCCCTGAAATTTGTTGAGCTCTTTCTGCGTCTCGTTGACTTGGGACTGGTCTTGGGTCTCGTCCTTGATGTCTACCAAGATTCCAGCTGACAAGAAGTTGGAGCATGCGTTTCGGCCGGCTACGTTGGCAAGTGCTTCCTCAGTTCGCATGTCGGTCATCTCAGCGATGAAGATAGGAACCGGGTAAGAGGGACTGCCTTCGGAGTCTCCTGAAAAGTATAGGATCTGGCCATTATAGTTGTCCCATCCGCCAGCTTCTTCTACCTGGTTCAGAATAACCTCCGGGTCCGGGTTGAAGAAATGAAACCACTCGATGTCAGACGGTGACCATCGGGACCTCGTCTTATCCCGGCGACCCCAGTCGGGGTGATATGCCGTCCGGCCAATGAATCCATCGTCGTCTGCCTTAGCAAGCCGTAGTGACTCGAACGGAATGTGGTGGATAGAGCTGACGCGGAAGTTCATATTGTAGTTAACATGGATGGCGAGCCCATGCCATAGCGTAAAGTCTTTGCAGACCATGCGGAGGATCTTGTCGAGCTTCTCCCCTTCTTTGTTGACCCGCAATTTATAGATGCCAGGGTCTTTGAATCCATGACCGTATACGAAATCATTGTATATGCTCAAGCAGGCATTGCCTGTCTTTGAGGCCTGAACAATCTCGCTGACTGTCTGGGGGAAGTCATTGGTATCCCCGTATGTTTGGATGCCATATTGTCTCCAGTCCCGGGATTCGAACTGAGGAGCTGATTTGATCTGTGCAACTTTCATACTGGTGTGATTTTAATAGTAGGAGGGACGGGAAGCGACCCCATCCTATTACCAGTCCTATTTGGACCCTCCTTTTTTGGCTGCCTTCTTAGGAGCCTCCGGAACGGGATTGACTACACGATTGTAAGCCTCTTCCACCTCCTGTGCCGTTACGGTTGTGTTGGCATACGCCTCTTTGATGGCTTCCAGGTCCATCCCGGCGTCGATGAACTCCTTCACCTCCGTGTCGATGTCGGCTGTCTTCTCCTCGGGCTTCTCCTCGGGCTTCTCCTCGGGCTTCTCCTCGGGCTTCTCCTCGGGCTTCTCCTCGGGCTTCTCCTCGGGCTTCTCCTCGGGCTTCTCCTCGGGCTTCTCCTCGGGCTTCTCCTCGGGCTTCTCCTCACTCGCCGAGTTGAGG